CCTGCTACACCTGTCAATGACGAAGTAGTCCATTGCATAATAACCTCACCATTAGTGAGAGGAGATACTGGAGTACAAGGTAGTGTCTCGTGAATAGTTGTAGAACCAATCTTTCTAAAGTTCATATTAACTGTAGATACACTGGTTAAGTCTATGACCTTCCAAGTAGTAGGGTCTGACTCATCCAGAGTCGCTCCTGGGGCGGCAGTATTACTATCTCTTAACGTGATGTTAAGTTCAGGTAAAGTGTTGCCAGAGACTAGTCTAATGGTATTGTAGTATTGTTTATCAGCTTCATAAAAAGTATTTCTAGCCATGATATCTCCTAAATTAAGTTACTTGAGAAGTTGGCTGAATAATCGCCACCCTTAAGTTCTGCGCTAGCAGCTTTACTGTTTAGTAATTGAATCTTATCAGTTACCAACCCAATAAATCTACCTTCTGCTTCCATATCACCTAAGAAAGTAGAACCAAATGCTAATGCACCATAAAGAATTAATTCATATTCTTCAAGAATATAAGGTTTAACTTCTACACCACCAATGATAGTTCCAATAGGAGGCTCTGCATAATGATAAGTTAAATTGAATTCACCTTCTGCTTCTCTCTTACCTTCTTTATTAGTTAGTAAGAACTCTGTAAGCTCTCTAACAAAAGCGTAGTTAGGTTTGTTATTGTGAAAAGTCCTATTACCTACTCTACGGTAGACAATATCGTCCCCCATATCACTATCAGACCAGGTACCACCGCTTGCTGTACAAGTTTCCCTAGTAGTATAAGCAGTATCTGAACAAGTACCTGCCCCTAGTAGTCTAAGCTCAATCATATCTAAGTAACCGTTAGGCACTGTGATATTAGAGTCTGTCTTAGCAACTGAATAAGTGGCTTTCCTCTCTAGAGTAGGGACTCTTAATGATTCGTAAATCATAGCCTCCCCCATTTCAATAAACTGATCAAGCTGGCTATTAGTTAAATCTGTTCTATTTAGCCAATCCGCAACTGCTGTGCGTAATGTAGCTTGATTAGTAATTGTTGCCATTTAGGCCTCCTAAATTAGTTAGTAATACATAAGATGAGGATATTTAAACTTCATGATATGTTTAAACTTTCTCATTTCTTCTGGTTGAATATTCTCATCGTGAATATTAATTCCATACTTTGTCATAACATCTAATGCAACTGTATCTGGTACATTACAGAAAGGTTTAAAACCTGTATCTGCTTTCTTAGCATACCTATTGTGTGTTCTATTTTCTTCTCTAAGAGACTTAGCATAAGCTAAATGTCCTGAAATATCTTGAGTTACCCCAATACCACTCTTATCAATGTTTACGTTGTACCCTTTAAATAAATTTTCATTCATCATATTCTCTCATCTCATTTCATTATTAATAGATTCTTTTCTTAAAAACCTATTAATAATAAGCCCCTCCCCTATTAATACTAGGGAGAAGCTTAAAATCAACTTTGGTTAACTACTATACTACAGCAGCGCCAATAATACAACCATTACCAGTCGGAGACTTAGCCTCGAAAGTAATCTCTTGGACCATGTAAGAACGTAGAGAGTCACCATCTTGTGCAATGTCAGAGAACTGAATTGGACGTAAAGTATTACAAGACAATGTTGAAGGATCGTAGATAAAGATTGAGGTATCAGCCATCAAGTAGTTATGTACTAATTCAACATCACCAAAGTCAGACTCATACAAGTCAACTGATTGGCGTAACTTACCTTTCTCATCGATGTTACGTCTAACATTACTAGTACCAGTAAGTAAGTCCGAGAACTTAACTTTCTGTGCAGTAGACATCATCACCTTAGAAGGTGCAGCAGTAGTCTCACCGTTAATACCACGAAGACATTCGTTGATATCAGCTAGGGAGAAGTTAGCAGCTGTTACAGCAGTAGCCTTAGTAGGTACATCAGTACCGTTACCTAAACCAGTCTTAGAACCAGCACCAGTAGGAGCAGCAGCAGTACCTGCTTGGATAGATGCAGTAGTGTAAGCTAAGTAACCACCCATAGTGCGAGCACCAGAGATAACTCTACCTGAAGTAGAACCAGCAGTACCAGCAAGCTGAGTAGAGATTAAAGTCTTCTCTACGTCACGCATCATTTCTTTACCACGCTTCTCAGTTTGATACTTGAATTCAGACTTACGACCAGCCTTATCAACAGCCTCTAAAGTACCAGAAACCTGGATACCCTTAGTAAAGATCTGGGTCTTGTTAGTCAAACGTGCAACTACTGGAGAGTCGTCAGCATTGAAAGTTGATCCTTCAATGTTAGCGTTTAACGCAGGAGTTTGTAAAGTATCAGTAGACCACTCATGTAGAGTGGCTGATGCTTTACCCTTACCAATAGATGATAAGAATGGAGTTAAGTCACGAGAGATATTAGAGATGTAATTCGCTAAGTCTTCTTTCTGACCGCCTTGTGTGGTGCCTGAACCACTGGTTTTAAAATATGTAGCCATTTTTATTTATTCCTATAATTTCAGGAAAATCACTCAAACATAGAGTCAATGGCATTGTCAAAGAGAATTTTATTATCATTCTCCGTTCCCTTACCCTTACTAACCCTTTGTCTGGATTGATCTATCCTGTTAGATTTTTTATTTGATTTAGAAACAGGCTTCTTAGTTGGTACTCGTTTGACTGCAACTTTCTTTCGTTTAATTGCCCCCTTACTTGTACTTTCCTTGAGTCTACGATAACCATCAATCACAGCTACTACGGTAGGATCCACTATAGAATCAACGAGTTGTTCACCTAAGCCTAAGCTTAATGCAAACTCTCTATTCTTTAGTGCGACCTCTTCAGACCAGTCTGGGACTAGATTAGGGATTTCAGTCTTAAAAGATTCAACCTGTTGATTGAATGCTTTTACTTGCTGCCCCTGCATCTTGTTACCCATAGTCTGCATGATAGAGTCTCTATTGCCTTTACGTTTAGAATATTCTTCTTTTGCCTTATCTAACTGACGATTCAGTTTTCCAGCATCGTAATCATCTTCATCGTAAGCCTTATCGACTTTCTCTTGCAGACCTTTAAGAATATTTAAATCCTTCTCGTCTTCATTACCTAGTAACTGTGCGTTGATGTTAGCGTACATCATAGACTCTTCCTTAGCATCTGCTAATTCTTTAGTCTGTTTCGCAAGTTCATCCCCTTTCTTTGACTGATGTTGTTTAGTCTGGTAATTAGTAATAAGCTCTTCCATGGTAACAGTACTGTTCTCACCGTCAATTTTAACGGGAACACTAAAGTCCATATCGATCTCACTATCATCCAATTCGTCAGTATCTTCTTCTTGGGTAGCGTCCTCAGACTCATCCTCATCTTCTACTTCTTCCTCTTCTTCACCTTCTTCTACTTCACCAACTTCTTCAGCGTCCTCTTCGACAATGGGATCATCGTCTACGAGTTCTTCTGTGTCTTCTTCACCATCTTGGGTAGCTGTCTCAGGCTCTAAGCCTAAAACATCATCCGCCAAAGCGTCAAAGTCAAAGTCTGAAACTTGCGACTCATCCGTTTGGGTAGCTTCGCTTTTTTGTTCTGACATATAGTCTCCTATTATAGGAGGGTCTATTTAAACCCTCTCAATCAATCATCAAATAGTTCTTAAATAGAACCTCTTATTTCTTGCCTTTACATTTATCACCGTGCCATCTACCATAAGTTAACTTTGTTAACCCAGTTTGACCGCAATGCTCACATGTAAGTGAACCCTCTTGCGTAACCTCTTTCTTCGCTGGGCTAACCTTAGTTTGCAAATTCATACCTAATAGTATCTCCCTAGCCTTAACTAGCTCACAAAAACCAGCAGCATTAACAGCTAAGTTCCTACCAGTAGATAATACATTAATTTGTGCATCAATATTATTATCTAAGTTTTTTATTGCTTTTTCAATCATCATTCATCATCCTTCATTTCTCGAGATTTATTATTTTTAGCAGTAATAGCATTCTCGATATTTCTTATTACTGCCCCCTGACTAATCGCTAACTTATAAAGAAATTCTCTACGCTCTGTTTCAAAGTGTTTGGTAAGTAACCAATCTCTAAACAAGTTATTGAGAATATCCTCAGTCACCATAGTCATAGTATCTTTCAGCTCTTCACATTGATAACCTTTACTTAAGGTTCTCTGGGCATCATCATATACAGATACTTTCTTTGGTTTACCATCACTCCCTATCTTATGACTAGGGTGTCTGTTGTATTTTTGTGTCATCTATCGTCTCTCATCTTATTGTTGTTCACCCATCAACATTGATGGATCAATTCCAGCTTGCTGTGCCATCTGCATAGCTTGTTCTGGGTTCTCCATAGCAGCTTGAGCTAATTGCTCTCCTTGCTGTTGGATCTCCGCTTCTTCTTGCTCTTGTTGCTCTGTATCTTGGTATAAGCTCTGGAAATCTACAGGCACTTGTTGAGGAATCTTAGCTCCTTCAGTATCCATAGCCTTAACAGCAATCTCAGCCCACTTACGATTAGACTCATCTTCAGCTTGTAACAGCTGTCTCTTATTATCAATCTTTTTATTGTCAATTTCTGCTTTAATAAGACCAATATTAGCCTTAGAAGTTTCGATAATCGATTGTTGGTTTTGCATTTCAAGGTCTTTAGCTTGTTCTACTTTTTGATTATCTTGCTCTTGTTTCTGTTGAATCTGCTGTTGACCAGCTGCATCTTCAGGATCAACTAGGAACCTTGTAGGGTCCATTCCCATGTTCTCAATTATATCTGCTGCCAGATTAAAAGAAGCCATAGGGTTGATGTAGGCTGCCGCAGTCGGGTCTTGTGCCATCATAGGCAACAATTCTGCAAGTTGATTAAGCTTCACACCCACATTCATATTAGAGTTTTCACCTAAGTTGGCCTGAATATCTAAATCCATATTTGACGGCATCAACTGCAACTCTTCAGATGTGATAGAAGCGTAACCCTTCCCATTTTTGTATCTAAGAGGGTTCTTAAGATTACTCTTCATCTCCCTTAAGATACCACGACAGAGGTCTTTAATCCCTGATTCTACAAATCGTCTAGCAATGTGTTCAACACGCACTTGTGCAGCGTTTTGAGCACCAGCCATCTTCTGTTCTGAGTTACCTGACACATATAATGTATCATTTAAGCCCATAGCAGTCTTTGTAAGACCAGTTGATTGTTCTTTTTGTAAACCTAAGAACTCTAGCATACCAGCGGTACCAGGAGAGATAGGTTCAGGTTGTAATTGCATTGTAGCTGCTGCAGGATTACCATTAGTAGCAATAATTTGCTTAGGCATCGGGTTCTGTAAGGCAGCGAAGTCTACTACATTAGGATCTGCTAAAGTTCTACCGTAGTTACCGAAGTAAACGTTCTCTACGAAGCCCCTCAGGATAGCAGTAGTCGCTTGTGTCTGACTACGTGCCATATCTAATAAAGATAGACCATAAAACTCATGAGGAATCTCAATAGGGTTAAGCATAGCTAGTGGAATGTAAGAAACATCATCCTCTTGTAGAATAACATCACCAGCTTTGATTACATGCTTAAGTTCTGCTATACCATCACCATCTCTATCTGTTCTAACCCAACATTCTACTACAGTTACCTCAATATTAGCTTCTTCTTCTTCAGTATCAGAATTAATATCCCAAGTTCTGATACCTGCGGCATCTTTTCTAGCAAAGTTCTCGATATTGAACTCTGACCAAGCCATTTCTTCACCTAAGTCAGCAATATCGCCCTTATAATCAGGCCACATCTTTCTAATATCAGAACGAGTCATATCGTTTATGATAGCTACAAACCTAGCATCAGTAATAGATGTAGCAGAGCGATCAATGATAAAAGACTCAGGTGGAATGTTCTTAATCTTAACACCAGACTTATCAATCTTACGTCTTAAGCGTACATCAGTGTAAGTAATTACACCTGTGCCTAATAAAGTAATTTCTTCATTAAGTTGTAGTGTACCTACAATCTCTAAGTCAGGGTCTGCTAATAATTGGTCAAGAGATACCTCATCAATAGAGTCATACTCTTCAACTTCATAATCAAAGTCTTCTTCCCAACCCCAAGTAATAACACTATTACCTAGTACTACTGCACTCTTCATCCATGTGGATAACTTACTCCAACCATCAGAATTAGAATTAAATAGACAGTAATTAACCACTGAAGAAGCTGTTTGAGCTCTCTTAGTAGCAGCAATAGAGTCATCATAGGGTACAAACATAGCTAACTTATTATTGTCAAGTAAAAGCTTAGTAATTAAAGCAGTATACCCCTCTGCAATCTCTGCTGAATCTGATGAAACAATCTTAGATACACCTTGTGGTGCTAAATCGCCCCTAGGCTCTAAACTCATCTCATAAATAGAATTCTCACGTCTCTTAGAGACATCTGAATTACCTGTGTAACCTCCATCGGAGTTCTTTATATATTTGTCAATCGAGTGGATCAACTGGTCGTCATCGACCTTCTCTATATCCTGCTTGCTCATTCGCTCTCTCTGTTAATGGCGAAGCGTCAACTTCTTAGCATCGCTTCGCTCTGTTACAACCAATTAGTATCTTGAACATAAGACGATTGGTTCGTCTCACTCCAACTAAATCGGTTTAATGTTAATCTATCCCCATCAGTCCTAAAAGCCTCACAACAAATAGCTAAAGCCATAACGGTATCGTCATTCTTTCCTACTGCTGCTCCCATCTTAGTACCGCCTGATAGTGTCTCGTGTACTACATAATCCTTTAATTCATTAAGAATAACTAAAGAAGGAATATTAATGTCAAAGTCCTTAACCATATTCTGTAGATTAGAAATGATAGGTGCCTTAGTACTTACTGTAGTCTTAAAACCTAAAGTATTAATAATATCTAACTGTGCATTAGCTGTCTTCTTCTGTCTGTAAATATTAGGATAACTCATATAGTGTAACTGTTGTAAAGTAGCAATACCGATAGAGTTACTCTCACAAGAGAGAAGACAGTTGTTATACCATCTGCCTAAGTAGAATAATACCTGACCAAACCTACTAGGATCAATCCGATTATTTCTGTATAGAGCTACTACCTCTCTTTCAGAGGTCATTACTACTGCACAACTATAGTCGCCACCAACACCTTGAGCTACGTCAGCCCCAATAATATACTTAGTCTCCATATTAGGAGATTTCCATACACTAAGCGCTCCTTCTTTATCAAGGTCAAAGATAGCATTACTCTCTGAATACTCTCTAATACTTTCAGGATCTTCTGGTACATACTTACTTAATGCTTCCGCATCAAATACACCTCTACCACTCTGAATGAAACTCTCTTGAGCGGTAAAAGGATACTCCTGCTTAAATAACTGAGTAGAAGTCTCTGATATCTTAATTCTCCTCCAGAATAACTGATTGTTATCTAAAGAATATTTCTCTACTAATCTCTCTTCTTCAGTATCTCTCTCAAACCCCTCAGGGGCTTCCATACGATACTCATCCTGTAAAAACCAAGGAACAAATAACGGAATAAAATATCCTTCTTTCTTCTCAGCCTTAATCCATAAGTCATAATAAGCACCTTGAGCACCATTAGAAGTACTATTAATGATAATAATACTACCTTTAGTCAAAGAAATAGACTGGAATAAACCAGCTAATACTTTTTCACCACTCTGAAAAAATGCAGCTTCATCACATAAAAGAGCATTATTTGTAGTACCCCTACCTGGATTATCAGCACCAGCAGTAAATACTCTATACTTACTATTGTTACTCTGAAAACCCATCTCCCTAATATTAGACTTATCTAACTCAGGTTTAATACCCTCAGGTAATTCCTCCCAAAACGTCTGACTCATACTAAAAATACTTTCAGTAGTAGGTCTATCTAATGAA